ACATCGTCAATCATTGAAACACTGATTTTCAATAGTTTTTCTGGACTTGTGTCAACATTAAGTGCTTGGAGCCATTCTTCGTCAAGTGCGTTTTCTGAGTCGAACAATACTACTTGACAGCCCATTTCTTGTGCTGACTTTACAAGATTGCCTGAACATATAAACGATTTACCAGAACCGGATTCACCTGCAAAAACACTAACTTTACCTAAAGGAATTCCTTTGTTAAAATCGCTACTAATTAAGTAGTTTAGTGTGTAGTTGCCTGTGCTAATCCAGTCTACTGGATCGTGGAATCCTGCACTAATACCACTAATACTTTTAGTGATGCCAGTACGGAACTTAGTTAAGTCAAATGGTTTCTGCATGATTCTTCTCCTTAAGACTGACGGTTACGAATCATTGCAAGAATGTCATCTGCTGATTTCTTTCCCTGGTCTGCTGACTCAGCCGCTGGCGCTGGAGCAGGTGCTTCTTCAGCAACTGGTGCTGGAGTAGGAGTAGGTGTTTCCACCACTGTTTCTGCTACAGGAGCCACACTTGGTTCCGCAGTTGTCTGTACAGGAGCAACTGTTGCTTGAGTTTGCGTCCCTGTATCAAGTCCGTAGGGCTTATAATAGTTAGCCCACCTTGCTGGATCATATTGATCACCGTTTACACTGGCTTCGAACATTTCTGAAATTGCTTGTACACCTTCTGCTGTAGGTTTAGCGGGAAGAAAATCATTCAAGTCAAACAAGCCATGCGTGTCAATTGATGCTAACTGTTCTTCAGTAAGAGCACTTTCTTTTCTTGCCCACTTACTAGTTGAATAGTCTGCATACTGACCTTTTGAAGTTTTAGTTAAACGGAAGTCGGTGCCATTAACGTAATCAGTTGGAATGTTTTCCATATCAGGATCCATCAATGCTGATTTAATAATGTTAAAGATTTGAGGTCCAATTACAAAACGTCTGATTGGATTCTCAGGTGCAGTTTCATTTAAAGGATTTTCGTTTACAAATCCTTGGAAAATGTAACTTCTCTTTTTCCAATACTTTCTGCCCATGTCTTCAAGACTTGGGTCTTTGAACCAAGGTCTTACTTCGGTTAGTACTGGACATGTTTCGTTATACATTTCCATACATGGTACTTGTACGGTTACAGGCTTGCTGTCTCCGCCAACTACTCCAGGGAATGTCAAACGAATCATTTGTCGTTCTACCCAAAAGAAATCTGCATTTGGATTACCGTCAGGAAGGAAACGAAGTGTACAACTAGTACCTTCATCAATGTTCCAAAATGGGTAAATTGCGTTATCGCTTTGGGTGGGTGAATTCGAAGAACCTTTGTTCTCCATTGCCGCGAGCTTTGCTCGTATTTCTGCTAAAGATGCCATAATGTTTTCTCCTTATATGTGCCATGTAGCCATGTTTGCAATACACACCATGCGTATTGCTATTTTATTATATTAATGCCAAGATAGAAAAAAGTCAACCTTTTTTTCTAACAATGTTATTTAGTCTTTTGATTGCAGTTTTTATTCTACAAATTGGTTCAAGAAACTTTCGTATTGTGCTTCTGCTGTGTAACCACTAGCACCAGCCTCTACTGCGTTATTCTTTGCACCTAATAAACAACTCTTAATAGTACCGTACTCAAATTGGCTCAAACCGCCGCCTGAATTAAGTTTTCTACTAAGACCTTGTAAATAATTTCCTAACTTTTGATCTTTTGCCGCAAACCCTAACTGACTAACTTGATATCCAAGTTTAGCATTAGGTGATGCAAAATCCATTATATCGCTTTCGCTTAATAAATTTTTAAGATCTGCAAATGATTCTTTTGCTATTGCTTTTGTTAAATAACCTTCAAATGCTTTTCTTTTTACTGATAAAGTCTTTAAGTTGTCTATGACGTTAGCAACTTTATCATCAAAATGTGTTTCAGTGAACAATGATTCGATGTCTGTTGTATCTTCATCTAATTCAATAACATCTTCTGCTTCGTTAAAACTTTGGATGGCAGTGTCATAAGTTTTAGCACCAGCAAGTCTTTTAAATGTGTTTTTAATATTTTGTACATTTTCTATCGCAAGATCGACATACATTTGATTGTCTTCGTTTACAAGTTTTGACTTCCTAACATAGTTTACAAATTGTCCTAGCGACTTATAGTCTGCGGCCATTTCAACTATCTTAGTGCCAATTTCATCAAATGTTTCACCACCTTTTTGTAAATGGCGAGCCATTGCTCTAGCCATTGCTAAATTATTTTCAGGTAGTTTAAATCTTTCTTCGCCACGTTGTACAAAAATACTATGGATGTTTCTACTTCTAGAACCACGTACATCTTCGTCGACTGCTTTTTTATGCCTTACAACTATTTTGATATCATCTAATGGTTGGTAACTAGTTTTAGAGCTACCAGTCATTGTACCAAAACCTTCCATTACATCTGCCATGCTATTCTCCGATTTTTTGGCAATATCTGCTTGTTCACCTTTTGCTTTAAGTTTTTTATCAAATATTTGATAATCAAATCGCATCAAATAATCGTGAGTTAAATCTTTTAACTGTTTTCTAAGACCATGATCTGCTAAATCTTCACTGGTTTTTAAAATAATTGTATCTTCAGTAAAGTCTAATCTAACTAGTATGTTAGGTTCTTCTACAACAAATCTAGTTGCTGTAGACGGATCAATACTTAGTTTACCCTCTGTTGTAAAGGACTGAATTTTAAATCCAAAACCTTTTAGAAGGTTGAATATTTTTTCTGCTATTTGCTCTTTATTAATTGCCATACAACTATTTATCTTCTAGAGGATACCAATCGGTAATGGTGCGTCATCGTCGTCGTAGTCATCAAAGTTTCCATAATCACCGATATTGCTATTAATTGCTTCGAACACGTCATCTTCGAACGTGCCGATAAATTCTATCATCCTAATTGCTAATACTAAACTCATAACTAAATCGTCGCTTTCACCGGGTTTAGCGGCAAAACTATTTGCTCTAGCAACAAAATTTTTAAATTCACTAATTAACGGTTTACTTAAACATTTAAGTTTGCCGTTTTCAACTAATCTTTTTAATTGTAAGCATGCCTCGACTTTTGTTTTATGTCCTGTGTGGAACCCTTTACGTCCTTTCTTACCTTGTATTTTTTTAGGTTCGTGTAGCATTTCCCCGGGAAATGTTTCCTCTCCTGAATCTCTAATAACAACAAGAGCCGCTTCACCGATGGTGTTGTTTTCGACACTCCAGTAAATTTGAAATGCGCCATTGTTTTGCAAGTAATTTAAAATCTCTTTCATTACCTTTATTTGACCTTCAATGGGAGTTTTATTATGGCACCATTCTGCCACTTGTATCATACTCGGTGTTTCTATAACTTGTATTGCGGCATTATCGCCGCCAGTACCACTGCTAGGATCTAAACTCACAACATAAGTTTTTTCAGGATCAATATTTTTATACCATCTAGTTTGCCCCATTTTAATCATTGGCTCTACGCCTTTCATTTCTAATAAATGTAATGAGTCAATAAGAGTCTCGTCATAGATAACAAATTCGCATTCATGCTCTCGTCTAAAACGTTCTTCACCTACTCTGTATCTTTCTTCTTGTGCCCAAGCATCATCTCTGTCTGGGTGTTGTTCCCATGTTGCTAACAATGCTTTGAAACCATTTACACCAACATCATTTTCGTTACCATGTTCATCAAACAACTTGTTTGCTTGTTGCCAAATCATAGCAAATGTATCATCGTCACTATTTGGTGTTGATGTAATAATACATTTACCACCTGTTGCTAGTGTGGGAGATAGTGCTGTCCAAAACTCTTTAGCAATAGTATTACGCACAAACGCAAACTCGTCTAAGTAAATAAGTGTTAATGACATACCACGACCGGTGTTTTCTGTTGTTGTACTACTTACAATTCTACTGCCGTTATCAAAATCAATAGAGAATCTGTTATAGTTTACAACACCTGCTCTAATATGATCAGGGCACATTTCGTATGCATATCTTACACGTTGCATGATTTCACTCGCACCTTGTTGCTTGTGAGCCGCAACAAGTATTGTACTGTCTGGTCTAAACATAGCATACCACAACAAATAACCTGCCGCTACAGTGGTTTTACCCATCTGCCTGCCCAGCATGTTTATACTGAATCTAAAATTATTATAATTGTCTACAAGATTTTGTTGGTAATCGTAAGGTTCAAATTTCATTGAGCCTTTAACAGGATGTTGTATCATCATGTGTTTTTTCATAAAGTACATAGGACCTGTTGTTGAATCACAACATTCTTGAAAGTCTCTGAGTTGCTCAGGACTGTACTCTACTTTGCTGTAAGCAGTTTTTGTTAAACTGGTATCTGCTGTTCCTTTGGCCATACTGTTATTTATAAAGAAGTTTCGTCGCGGCGCGGCAAATCTAGTTGTGGTGATTTAGTTAAATCATATGTTTGAATATATTCTGTTAGAAATTCAGCAATAGCCATATGACCTGCTTATCAGGGTGCATGCCAACAGGTTCGATTGAGTGCTTTAAACTAAAATCTACTCCTGCATAAACTTCTGCTGATACTAACCTTTTTGTTGCAACAAATTTTTTATATACTTTGTCTAATAATTTTTTATATTTAGGATCTCGGCCACCTGTCCATGTCATAATATACCTTATATCATTTTTATGAAAATAATCTGTCATTTTTGTAAGTTGCATTGAGGTAAGTTCTAAATTTGTAAGTGTTGAGGATTTTAGCTCTAATGCAATTTTCTTTTCATGATTGTGTCTTGCTATTTCGCCTTTTGCTATCTCCTGCATAGGTATTTGTTCTGCAAATTGGTTTCCTGACAAATAATCTATATCTTTTTTCATTTTTACATATATAGATTTATATGCACTTGCTTCAATTTCTATATACTGTCTATCTCCTCTGAATGCAATAGGTCTTATAACATAATCTTTATTAAAACTTTTATCTGTTACTATGCCTTTTAATGTCACAGGATCAAACTGCCTATAACTAGGATCAGTTAATTCACAAATTACAAATAAATTTTTAAAGGTTCCGTATTTTTCATAATATTGGTCACAGAAACCTATGCTATCAATTACTGTCATATCTATAGGCTTTGCTACTATAGAATGATTCCAGCAATTTTGTATGTTATTTAGGTTAGCAAAGTGTTGTACCCAACTTATTGTATCAGTTACAACATCTTTAGAAGTAATACTAGGTATTGTATATTCACCGCCATGCCAGCCAGTGGCAAAGGAACAGCCGTTTACAAAAAGATCTTTCATAAACAGTATTTATTAGGATAATTTCTTTGCTAGTTTATCTTTGAGTGCGTTAATGATAACACTTTTATCAGTGGTGTAACCAGGCATTGTTAAAATAGTTGGCTTTTTAGGTTCTTCGTCTGAGCATGTATCACAAGGTTCATCTTGTGGCTCTGGCTCATCCATTTTAATTTCTTTATCTGCAGGAAGTGTAATGCCTGCAAGTTTAAGAACAGCATGTAATTCTTGCATGCTTTTAGCATTAGCACTAATTGTTACACTTGCATCGCCTTGTCTTTTGGTCTTGCTGTAAGTAACGTTTTCAGTGTCCTCTTGCTCTGGCATTCCGCCGCCAGCAATCATCGGAAATGATTCCATTAAACCTAATAATTTTTTGTTTAAGTCTTTTTCGTTCATTATACTCTACCAGAACCTGACTGACTAATTGTAGTTACTTGTTTGGACGATTCTGCGCCTCTGCCCATGTTAGGTCTACCCATCATGTCGTCGTGCATTGATCTTAAATTATCGCCCATCAACTCGCCTTTGCTTGGATAAGCACGGAAATAGTCTGCGCCTTTTTCTGCTTTGATTCTTGCCAACTCATCTAGGAACTTTTTATTGTACTCTTCGCCAAACACTGCAAAATCAAGATCTTGATTCTCGTTTTCGTAATGTGCTTGTTCTTCGTTATTTAATTCAGCATCTTCTTCTGTAACGTAACGATCTTCATCACGCTCTAAACGCTCTTCAGCCATATCTGCTTCTAAACGTCTTGGTTCTTTGACCCCATATGCAATAACTCTTTCATGGTCTAAGCCCATGTTAACTGCTAACCATACTTCTAATATTCTTTCATTAACAGGATATTTTAAAACAATATCTGTACTACATACTTCTGTAGTAAAAGATGCACCTTTAGCTCTCACAAACTCTTGTGGATTCTCTTGAATTGGTTGTCTTTTAAAAGGTGTTGCACTAACAAGATTATATTTTGCTAAACACTTTTCTAAAATATCCATTTGATCAGAACCACAGTCAGCGGCAAACTTCAATCTGTAGCCGTATTCTTTTTTGAATGATTCTGCAATATATTGTTTAAGTTCCATAATTAACTCCGTCGTTACACTTATTTATCACTTTTGGTTAATTATTTTTCCTTATATAAATTTTACCGGAATTTCTTGTTTAATAAATGTTGGGTATGAATAACTATTATCTTGATTATATGTGCGGTGATATCCTTTTTTAGGAACGCCGATTCCTAGCATTAATAGTGGCGTAGCCGATGTTTGATTATCTGGGTAAAGTTTTTTAACAATTTCTGCTTTCTTAAAACATGCACAATACCCAGTTCGATAACCTAACATAGTAGCGGTTAATGCCAGCATACCAGAAGCAATGCCAACTGACATCCATTGATCTCTTTCTACTATAGTTTTTTGAGTGTCATGTGTTTCAGAATTTGAATAAAATGCTATGTATTCTGGTGTTCTATTATTTTTTACATGGTAATCTTCGAATACCACTAACAGATTTGCAAGGACCTGCGAATTACACTCTGCTTCAGATAGATCTTGGTTGGTATAAAATCCTTTAGTAGACTTAAAAATGTCTTGTATAAGGCCTCTGTCAGATATAAATGACACTTTATAATGTGCAATATTTTGTTTGCTTGGACATTGTGTTACAGCATTTTTTAAAGTTTCAATATCTTCTTCTGGTATAGAAATATCTGTATCCCAATTTCTTTGGCATCTTTGACTCACTAAAACAGCATGTCGTAAAAATTTATGAAAGCCTAAAGTCTTTTCCATTGCACTAGTACTTATTACTTTTGGTTAATTATTTTGAGTAACTCGTTCCTATCTAATACAGTTGCTTTACTTTCTTCAGCATCATTACCGGTTTGTTTGTCTAATCTTGCTTTTTTAATCATCAAATCAATTTGCTGTAATTTAGCCTTGGTTTTTGCATCACTTGCTTCTAATGCTATTTTTAACATGTTGCTTGCTTCTGCAAACACTTTACCAGCCGCCATATCACTGACGTTCATGCCCAAGTTCATTAGTTGTTCGTAACTGTCTATAGCCTTTTTGGCTATGTCGTTCATCTCACCTTCGTGATCTTCGAGTCCTTTGATTTCTTTAAATGCTAGATTTATTTTTTCGCTTACGCCCATTGCTTCTTGCACTTCTACAATGGCGTTTTTAGATTCCTCAATCGTAGGAACATCTTCTACTTTTTCTTGTGCTAGTACTTCCTCAATGGGCGGCAAATTAAATTCTTCTTCGAGTTTTTTAGTCATACAACTATTTATCTAGCCAATTTGGGAATAAAGAATTGAAGTGATTTGCAACTTTAACATGTTGCTCTTTTGATAAGTGCGATGTTAAAAATTTGTACTGATTTGTTTCTACCCATTCATCATAATTGTCTATAGCAGGATGAAAATCAAAACATGTTATATTAAGTAATCGTTCTAATTGCTTGTACAAAGTCTCACCATCCATAGGCGTAATAAATAAAATTTTTACATCGTTATTATCACATATTGTTTTAAGATGAGATAAACATGCAAGTTTTGTGTGTATCTGCTTAAAAGCAGGAGTGTAAGAAAGATAATTTAATATTTCGTCTGCGTTCGGGCCTCGCATTTCTTCAGGCTGGCAAAACCAATAATGGCCAATTAATCTTAGATTAGATTCTACGTCAGCACTTCTGCCCACGTGACCGTCTACTACATATCGAGATTGGCTAGTGTATACTTCTTTCATTGGAGGAGTATCTAGCATATCTAATTTAAGTTTATCAAAAGATCGTTTAGTTGTTTGAATTACATCTCTGTCAAAACCGGTGATAAAAAATATACAATGTGTAATTTTAGGATTGCTCAATATAGCCTGCGTAGTCACAAATGATGTTGTATAAATATCTCCGCCGCCAATACCAACTGAGATTGCATTATTATCTAAAATTTCGCACCAATGCGGGTATGTATAATCTATTGTAAACTCTGGTCCCCGTGGCGATGCAGGATATGACACTGTGGTAATTTGATCATCCGTAGGGGAGTTTTTATACCAATGGAATCTAGGAAATTGTGCAAAACTGTCGCCGCCTACAAGTAACATACAAATATTTATTACTTGCGTTTTTTAGATATTCTCTTCTTGGCTTTTCTAGGCTTGTTGTTTTGGAAAATTTGATCTTCGTTAATAACTTTAAAACGTAAACCTTTGCGTTTGCACCACTCTTGTGCCGCAGTCCATTTAGCGGCATTAATTGCTGTTTGCCATTTTTGACCGAGGGTTTTAGCATTTTCCATTGTGGTCTGATTGCTGGGTTTAATTTCAATGAGTTCAACGTGCTCTGCACCGTTTTTATCAATATATTGTATCATAAAATCAGGAACATAATTAGCATATTTTCCTGTCTGGGGATGTAAATAGGGTATTTTTACGTTTTCACTTGCCCATTTAGTTATGTTAGGGTGAGAGTCGCACATACGCATAAAAGCAAGTTCCCAACTACTTCTAAAGTATGGGGCTTTACCTCCTACATATTTTTCAAGGTTTTGCACCTCAAAAATTCCTTGAGAAAATTTAGACATAATATTATTTAGTGTTTTATAAGGCCCTGAACAGGACTCTTAGTATTTACATTAGACGTAAATAAACCTATTCTACTTCCTGCCGGCCTTAATGCATTGATAGCATTGTATGCATCTAGTGCGAGATCTAATGTGTTCGAATTCATTTCAAAAAATTCTAATGGATCTATCTTTTGTGCATCAGCAACCTGCATCAATACCGGTGCTAGTGCAGAAGCATTGGCTTTTTTAAAACCTGATTTTTCAAGTTTTGCTTGTACCATATTTAACAATGGCATGTTTGTGATCTTATATTTTTCGTCTCGAAGAGTACTTAAGATAGTAGAACTAGCCTCAGGTAAAGGAAACTCTATGGTTGCTTCATTTAAATATGCAACTAATGTACTGCCTGAGAGTTCGTATTTAAGTTCGTTGCCAAATGTATCGTATAATGAAGAGCTCATTGTTATCCTTGTGGTGTTCTAGGTTTCTTGGCTGTTACAGTGTTAGGCTTTTCAGTTAGAATAGGCCCTTTTGGTAAGTTAGCAAATACACCGCTTGCCCATTTCTGATCTTCTTCGAATCTTGCTAAATCTTCTTCACTCATTTCAAAGTTTACTGATTGTTGCATGGTGAAGTTTTCGTATTCTAACTGCATTCTAAATGTTCTGAATTCATTGCTAGTATAATCTATACTGCCTAAATCAAACTGTGTAATAGTCGGTTTAAATAAAACGTATTCTGTACCTACGCCGCCATGGTAAACTATCATTCTAATGCTGTCTATAAAATTAGCATAATTAGAGATGTCTAAGCCTGCCGCATTACTATCAAACGAATCGGTCATAAAATTACTGGCTTTAGACATTGTAATAGAAGCATCTTCGTAGCCTTTAGGTGCCAAGTCTCTGTTGCCTTCAGTTTTACCACGTGGATTCATATACAAATAAGAAAAATATCTCATCAATAAAACTGCCCATTCATTGTTCACAGTGTCGATGACTGTTAACTCAACAGGTTGGTAGTCAACGCCAGTGTTGACTACACGTTTAATGTTGTATTGATTTTTTACTTGAGTATTAAATGTTACAGCAGGCAAAGTAGCAGTTTGTAACAAACTGCTAATCTGCTCTCTGTATATTGCGTTGTCTCCTGCCAGAAATGCTACATCTGGATTAAAGACAAATTCTACAAAACCCGCAAACTGAAGCCTAGGGGGTGTAATCCCAGGATTAAATCTTCGGGCGTTCTTAAAGTCCCTAAGAAAAAAAGGCCTCAAGCTCGCCATGTGCTAATCCTTAGATTGCGCCGCTAGTTGCTGAGAAGTCTACCTCTGGGAATAAGTCGCCACTTGTTGCGATGCCGCCCAAGTTATTTTCACCAACTTCATGGATTGCGTTATCAAATCTTACTTGTAAAGTGATTGTGATTGGCTCGTTTGCTGAGTAGTCACTGTCACTATAGTTTACGTTTTGAATGAAACAACCTTCTAACTTCCATACCTCTGTTGCAGTACCAAGGTTACCATCTAAGATTTCAATTTCCATATCGAATTTGTAATCACTACCTGAAGCAGGTGTTGTTTGTTGTAAATGGTTTACCTGAGACTGTACCTGTGAGCCAACATATTTTGCGACATTGTTTTGAATGTCATCTCTGATTACTAATGTAATCGGATCCCATGTGTGCTTACCGTGCATGTACACTTTAGAGTTATAACTTTCTACAATGATTTCATCGTAAGTTACAACAGGTCGAGTAACATTCTGAACGTTCTGAGTTAATTCTCTAGTACTTTCATCTGTACCGAAATTCAATAGTGTAACCCTAAAACGATATTTTAATTTAGGCATTAAAATACCAGATCCAGAACCGGTATCTGTTGTTAATGGTACACCAAATTTATCTTTTGTTGCCATAATGTTCTCCTACGAACTTAGTATAATTTATACTAGTTATTTATCATAAAACGGCTAAAATTGTTAACTACCCTTTTAACTTTCATAAAAAAAGGGCAGTAAAACTGCCCTTTTTAGTAGTTAATAAACTATTAACCTGTTGCGCCCAATGTGTTTTGGATTCTAATTGGAATGTAAATAAACTCAACTGCTTTAACAGGTTGAATAGCAACATCGATGTGCAATTCGTTTCTGTCAATTCTTGCAGGTGTGTTGTTAGAAGTATCACAAACTACTACATAGTCGTATAAACCTCTTTGTGTTACAAGTTCACTTAAGAATCTGTCAACTACTGTTCTAGCATTTGCTCTTGTTACAGAATCATTTGGTTCAAACAAGAATGGTTTCACTGCATCATCAAGTAATTCTCTGATGTAAATAACCAATCTTGAAACATTAACTCTATCTAATGCTGATGCATTAGGGTTAAGTGTTTTCTGACCAAATACTGCAATGCCTCTTCCAGGGAAGTTGCTGATTGGGTTGACTTTGTTTAGATAGTAAGCATCTCTTTGACCTTCGTTTACTGCTACTGGAGTAAACTCGCCTTCTGCTGGATCTAAATAACCAACACTTGTTGCGTTGCTTACAAGACCTCTTTGGAAGCCTGCTGGTGCAAACCATGGGAATGCCACCTGGTCGTTAAATGCAATAGTTCTCAATGCCATGTGTGACGCTGGAACCATAATGTTCGAACCATCTAAATCTGTACTTAGACCGTGTGGGAAATAAACAGCCGCTTGTGGAGAAGAACTTAAAAGTCCATCTTCACCGTTTTCAATTGCGTTGTTGCTGTTAGTTGCCCAGTTCTTAACTGCTTGAGCAGAACTAGAAAGTCTAAATGGTGGATCAATCAAACAGAATACAGTATCTTTTCTGTCAACACTTAGAGTTAACATCTCATCTGTTAGTTCAGGATAGCCTGGAACTGCAACAAGATTAAATCTATTTGTTTCATTTCTGATATCATCATTTGCACTGATTGCCGCTTGTAAAGCTCTAACTACAGATCTTCTCTGAGCCTTTCTTAACAAGTATAATGAACCATCTGCTTTAAGGCCACTGTGTGATACCCAAGTATTGCCAATTACATCTGAACCAACAGTGTAATTAACTTTATACTCTTTAACGTTACCGCCACTAGCTCTTGTGTTCCAAGCAAGTATACCTTGTGGGTATAAACTTGGAGAAGGTCTATCAGCATCGATGCTTGCTGATGCACTTGCTCTAAAGTCAGCAAAGATAATACCGTCTGCTGTGCTTTGATCTGTTAAATCAATCAAGTTCCAACTAGAACCATCATGTCTATAGAGTTTTAAGTTTTCAGTATCTGCACTGTTTAACCAAACATCGCCATTTACCAAAGAACTAGAACCGTCGCTTTGAAGTGTTGGCTCTGTTGCTTTAGTTTGGAAGTCAGTTGAAAGTGTTTGCCAGCCTGTACCATTGTGCTCAAGTAAATCAATATTTGTTGTGCTGATATCTGCATCGTACCATAGTGTACCGTCTAATGTTGAACCTACTGGTGCTGTTGCTTTTGCTTCGTACTCTGCCGCTTCCCAGTTAGTGTTAAGACCTGCACTCATATTAATTGCACCTAAACCGAAACTAGAATTACCTAATTTAAGTTCGATATCGTTACCCTCTGAGTTAACAAGTGTTACTACACCGTCAACATTACTTGCTGTAACTTGGTTTGCGTATGTAGTTGAAGCATTTGCACTACCTAGTGCAGTGTTAATGTCTGCAACTATGTCGTCAATTGAACAATTACCACTTGTTTCTGATGTTAAATAAACATCAATATCAGCCGTGCCAGCATTTACATTTAAACTAAATGCTACGTCACTGCCAGATACCACAGAGTTAGAAACTGATGTGTCGCTTAATGCACTGCTAGAAGCAACTGTTAATGTAGACTTTCCGTTCCATTCTCTTACAACAAATTCTGCTTCGCCGTCGTCGTTGGCGTCAAACCAAAGACTGCCTTTTACAAGGGTGTCGCCAAATCCTGCTTTTGCACTTCTAGAATACAATCTAGTCTCATAGACTTGAGAAACAAATTGACTGCTGTTTGAATTGTATTTAGAAATAACTGGATTTGAGCCGCCTGCAGGCGCTGATGTAGACATATACATGTCGCCTGTTTGTAGCGGATTAGAATCTGATCTAGTTGAAGGCACACTTAAATGTGTAGCAAACTGGAAATCTTTTGATGTTGCCGAATTCCAACCGCTAGTACCAATTTTGTACCATGTACCACTTGCTTTTTCCCAGAAAGAAACAGCATCTGCTGTAGTACCGTCTGAATTAAAATATTTAACACAGTACTCGCCGTCTTTACCGAATGCAGGTTTAGGTGTACCACCTACTGCAATGTCTGCACCTCTAGCAACTAAAATGCTAGAAACGTTTTCAAATTTAGTACCGTTGTAAACTTTTAGACCCCACACAGATGTTCCTGAATCTAACCATAGTGTATCATTAGCAGGTGCGCCTGCTGGAGCACTTGAAGACGCTTCTAATTGAGAAAGGTCTACGTCTGCTCTTAATACATAAGCTCTGTTAGAAATACCAAGATAACTATATGCGGCTTGTAATCCATATTCGTTAGTTTCATGACCATGTTGTGGTGTTCCGCCAACTACTTTAAAATTTGGATTACCATATGCTTGTAATAACTCTCTCTGACTTGTAATCTGATAGAGTTTATTTGCTGTTGCTGATGTAGTATAAGTCGCTGTTGATGTACCGTCTGGTGCAGTCTTGTCTTGTGCTGTTGCAATAACTAGCAAAGGAACTGTACCCGCTCCGGCAGGAGCGTAAAAACTTTCATCTGAAACACTTATGCTAACACCAGGACTCACTAATGTTGCCATAATAATCTCCTAATCTAATATATTAGATACGATAAATTCGTATGCTATTATTTATCTTTTTTAGGGTTTTTTGGTGTATTAAGGAAATTTAACGGTATTAGGCGATATTAAACAATTTTTAGTGCTGTTTTAAATAAGTCTTTGTGTATGTCAGCAATATTTTTCTTAAGTGATGTTATATCGCTATTGTTTTCTATAACAATGTCTACTGGGTATCCTGCCCAGTTCCATTCACTTTCGTGTACTTCACGATATCTAGTTTCCATAATTTTTCTATTGATTGCATTAGTAGATGCTGTTTTAGCAATTTCAAACCAATCTGGTAACTCACCGCGTTGTACCCAAATAATTTTGCCGCCTAATTTTTTAATTAGATCGAGCTCATTTGTAAATCTTGCATCACTTACAACAACACATCGCTCTTCTTGTTTTGCTCTCAGTCTGTATTCTAAACTGTCTATCCAAATATCTTCATGAAAATGGTTACGCATTACATCAGTTCCCATTAATTGTAATGCTAGTCTAGGAGTAAAATGATCTATACCTGTTTTTTTACTCCAGTATATGTCTGGAGTTTCTCGCCATTCGCGACTTTCAACAGTGTCGCCTTCTAATAGTGATCTGTTCCAGCCAAACGTTGCACTAACTACATCTTTAAGTGGAGCGGCGAATGAATCTTGTACACAGCCGTATTTAACAAACTCTTTTGCTACTGTATCTTTACCTGAGCCTATAAATCCTACTATGCCTAATAATTTCATTAACCAATTACAAATCCGAGCGGATCGTTTCCTTCTTCCATTAAGTGTATCTGTTCGTTTAGTTTTTCTAGTTCTGCTTGTGCTTCTGATTTAAGTTCTGTGCCGTTTAACTGTATTGCGCCGCCAGCGCCTGGTAGACCCGAAGTATATTTACTTCTTGCTTCACCAAGCATGTATTTAGACTGCGAAAGTGTATATGCCGCTAACCAATCACTTGCATATACATCTTTAAGTAGTATACTTTCTGGGATGTAATTGTATACACCTACTGCAACTTCTTCTTCGTGCCTAACATTTCTTAAGATTTTAAGAACTTTTGTATTTCTGTTCCAAAGAAAGTTGTACTCGCTACCAAACACACGACCAATAGTTTCTTTGTATTGTGCAAATGCATCAAATACTGCAAGTCCGCCTATTTGTCCTGCTTGTAGCATGTACATGTTGTTAAATGCAACATCAAATGGATCAAAGTTGGTGCCACCGCCACTGTTAGTACCAATACCTCTGCGATAAAGTCTGCGTACTTCCATAACTTCATCAGGTAATGTGTATTCAGTCACATTTTCTTGCGTAGTAATAAAGATCATACTTTCTTCTACTGCACCCGAACTAAGTTGGCGGTATTTTGACAGTGCTTTTTTAATTGCAACGTCATAATGCTCGCGATCAAGTTCAACATCAACTATGCCGTCTGCTAAACGTAGTTGTGTTTCTTTGATGAGCTCTTCTCTGCTGTTGTATCCGATATCATTTGCCATACTACTATTTATCTTCTTTTCAATTAGAATGCTTTAAGTATGACTGTACTGTCGTTGAATCGGCCATTTAATTTTGTATCGGTAGTTTTAATTTCTTTAAATGCTTTTGTGTATTTGGTTTTTGCAGTACCTTTAAATAATTTTAATTGTTCTGCTGGTTTTCTAAGAGTCTTTTGGACACTTTTATTTGTATTGAAGTCTAGTATGCTTGTTCCTTTAACAGTTAATCCTGTTTTAAGATCATCAACAGTATACACACCAAGTTTTCTAGTTTTAGTATTGTAGACCCAAACTTCAGTGGCTTCAATTATATCTGTTGGATTGACACTCGCTATGCCCAATTCGGGGTCGTTAAGTTGATATTTTAATTTTGCTACTAATTTTTCTTTGCTAGGTGCTTTCTTAACTCGTGTTTTGCGTGTGGCTTTGCCTGTTTGCACAAACGTATCGCAAGCAGTATTTATTTTTTCAAAAAATGCTACATAATTCTCACGAGTCTTTTTATCAAAATTAGAGTAGGCTTCTTTAATGTACTCGTCTGACCATTCTTTGACTAGCAATGCTTCTTCGTATTGAGTTTGAAATTCTTCCTTGATAATTTTAGCATGATTTGGTTTAATGCAACCGCCTTCATACGCTCTCATCTCATTATAGGGATCGAATTTTTTTAGATCAAAATCACCATCAACTAGTTGATCAATATAATATTCCCATTCTGCCATAAGTGGTGTTACTTGCTGTTTCATTCTTTCTTGAATGCTTATAACAATTTTAGGCTTTTCATCTTCTTTCTTTTGTTTTTCTTCGATTATTTCTTCTGCTTTGTCTTGCAAACCAGGAATTTTATCTAGCAAATGCCTTCGTACATCAGGATGCATATATCCATTAGTCTTTGTCCAAATGTAAGTATGTTTAGCAAAAGTCCTAAACCAAACATCGGGCACTTTTTTTAGTTTCTTGATCAGTTCTTGGTCAAGGCCACTTTCTTTATCTAACCATAAATTAACAGTTGCATCTGCTTTTTTATCTGCAATTTCGTAATGCACAAAGTATTCAAATTTTCGATAAAGAGATTGCTTTTCTTCTTCGGTTTTTAGATTATTAATACTAAGCCAATCAGGCTCAGGCATTAAATATAAATTTTTGTTTTTTCTTTTAGCCATATTTCTCAGTCTTCAAAATTGTCGAAGGAAGGATCTAAAAATGCGGCCTTGATTGGATCAGGCCAAGTTTCAAATCCTAATATGCTCTGTTTATCTTTTAGAGCACTTCTTTTTTTGTAAAACTGAGTAATACTTATCATTCCGGTAAAAATCCCTTCTTTTTTACCTGCATTATAAGAAAAAACGGTGTTTAATACTACAAATCCTATAAAAAGTGCGGCTGTTGCAAAATCCATAGTGCTACTTCCTTATGAGTTAAAAGTTAATTATAACATTACTTAGTTATTTGTCAAGTATTTTATTAAGGTGCCAACTTTTACGTCTGTGGTAGTACATCAGATCTAAATGCTCTTCTAGAGATCTTGTTGTTTCTGGGTGTCGATCAGTCACTATAACTGTGTTGCCAAATGCATTAGATTTTAAATCTACAATGACTGGGGCGTCTAGATATTTGCCAAACTGCTTGATTTGCAAATTTGTTAATCTCTTATAATCGCTAATTATATTGTTATCAACTTTGTCTTTTAAAAAGTTTGCTACTAAATCAACAAAATATTCGACTAAGTTGCTTTTTTGGATTGCAGGCATTAACGATTGAAACATTTGCCAACCTTCTAATGAGTAATTACCTAACGTAACACCCATGTATCCTTTAACTTTCCATTGTTCTAAACCTAATTTAATTTGCTCAATCCATGAGGATAAATGTTTATCATCTTTTATTGCTTCAAACAAATCACTGTAAAAATCTATGTATTCTGTTTGTTTATTTTCATAAAAATATTTTGAGATCAAATTTGTTATTCCGTACATATGAAACCCAATAATAAACCAACTTAGAATAGATGCTTCTATTAAATCTTCACGTGGCAATGTTTTTGTTGATTCTATTACTTCAACTGACTCTGCTAATCCGTCTTCGATGTCTTGTTTAAATGTTTTTGTGTGAACTCCGTAGAAAAAGTCGTAAGCCTTAAAAGTTTTAAGATCGTATTCGACTACTTGTTTAACGTACATAGGAGAGTTTATTATAAGTTGTAAATAATAAATGTCGTAATTAGTTATACCATTTTTCATTACATCATTTAATGTATTTTTCCAAGATAATTTTGTTTCACCAGGCATTCCTAATATTAACTCTGTGGATATAGGCAGACGATTATCTTCTGCTAATTTCACAACTTCGTCTATTGTGTTTATTTTCATATTGCGCCTATCTATATTAGCAAGAACGTCCGAAGAAGTTGTTTGTAAACTTAAAATGATTCCAGATTGTATGTCCGCATCGGCAAACGTTTTAACAATGTCCACTACTGTTTTATTACTGTTTTTTGCATAACTCACACTAATACCACTAGGGTAACCATAACTTTCCTTACAGTCTACAATTATTTGTGCTATTTGTAGATCTCTATCTTTAAAAATACCAAAATTACTAGATGTTAGCGATATAAAAGGTAATCTATTTTTTCCTACCCATTCTATTTCAGCATTAATTCTATCAAAATAAAGTTTATACATTTTACTTGCAGTTGCACTACCCCAATCACAAAAAGTACAACCATACGGACATCCACGATCAGTTTCAATAGTCGGAACCCATTCAATGTCAGGAAATTTTGCAATTAAGTTATCGAAGAGTCCGTCCAAGTAAGGGCTAGGAAGATCTAAATCTTTAATTCTATCAAATTCATATTTTTTTTCTAGTTGTGTGCCTTCGATAAAATCTAGCAGAATTTTTTCTACTGCTAACTCTCCTTCTCCTATAACAATAGAATCTATGTAAGGATATTTTTCAAATAAAGCAGGATCGCGCCAAGGCGTTTCTGGTCCGCCTAGTATAATTTTTATATTAGGATATGATTGTTTTAATGTTTCAGCAAGTTTAAGAGAATATTTAATATTCCAGACATACACACTCAATAAGACAATGTCTATGCCGGCATGGTTTTTTACAACACTATCAATAGGGTCTCTTCGAAATGTTATGTTGCCTAAAGCAAAATTTTCTTTAATTTGTTGATTAAGTTGTACATAGGACCATAAGGCACCTACACTATAAGGTAAGTAAAAACTGTTTAAGTGCTTTGGTCCTGTTTGAAAATTAGGCTGTACAAGGCTAACATTATACATTATTTTCCTTTAGAAAATCGCCTATCTTGATTGTGAGGTAGATTATTTTGTACAATATCTTTCCAGACTGCAATGGTTCTGTCTAGTCCTTCATTAAGACCAACTTTAGGTGCCCAGCCTAATCTAGTAGTAATCTTATGGTTAGTACTATTAAGCAGATAGATTTCGCCTGGTCTAGGTGGCTTAGTATTCCAGTTAATATGTCCTGTCCAGCCAAGTTTACTTGCAATAAGAGTTACATAGTCTTTAATTTTAATTGCATTGTCCGGGCCAATACAGAAAATTTCTCCTTGACACTTGTCAGGATTTTCAATAACTGCTTGCCACGCATCAAGAAGATCGTCAATATAGATAAAGTTACGGTATGGTTCACCGTAGCCTAAATTGATTTCTTTTTCGTTTGTAAGCATTTGGTAGATAATTTGTTCTGTTACAAAGAAATTGTTATCTTTTCTTCCATACGCATTAGTCTGACGAATTGCGGTAAAGGGTAACCCATAACTCCTATGGGCGTACTCAAGGTATTTCTCGCACCCATACTTAGCAACAGCATAAGGAGCATTGGGGTTTGGAGGTGTACTTTCATTAAATGCTATAATTCCTTCTTCTCTGCCTTCTCTAATAAGGTCACTAATTGGTTGCCAACCATACACTTCCATTGTACTAGCAAATACAAAGTTTTTTAAGTTTGGCAATGATGCGGCAATTTCAATTAAGTTTACTGTGCCCACATAATTAATTTCGCTAAATGTAATTTGCTCATAAAAACTATCTTGTACTTCTGTTCTTGCGGCTAAGTGTACAATAATTTCAGGATCAAATTGTCTTATTTGAAACCCTACTTTGTCGTGATCTCTGAGATCGTGTTGTAAAAATTCTAGTTTGTGCTTGTCTTTAAGTCGT